GCGCGCGATCAACGACTACATTGACGCGAACCCTGACATCACCCCGGCGTTGCATTTATTACAGGACGACTCCGTGCTGTGCGTCCACGTGCGCAGCGGGGATTACGGTGCCGCGGATCCAGCGTTTTTGCGCACGATTGAGCAGCTTTCCAAACAGTACGCCAAAATAATTGTCATGTCGGGCGTGCACTGCAACGGAGACCCCTCGTACATTGAGCAGAATGTCGCGCGTCTGAAACACACGTTGGATTGCATTCACGCCCTCGTTCCGTGCGCGGTGTTTGATTTTAAACATCCCGACGTGCACGTTTGCTACATGGCGCGAGCCCGCAATTTGTTGGTGCACATGGGCGGCTTCTCCATCCTCGGAACGCTCGTCTTCTCTGGCAAGCAGCTCTACATTACGCCCGTCTTTCAACCCGCGACCAATCCCAAATGGCGCGACTTGCACATCCCGCATCGGCTGGAAATGGATGCAACCGTCAAATCCGCCAGCCTCGTCACAAACAAACCCGCCATCCTCGTCACAAACAAACCCGCCATCCTCGTCACAAACAAACCCGGCCTCGTCACACACAACAATAGCCTCGTCAAAAACAGCCTCGTCAAAAATATCCTCGTCAAAAATATCCTCGGCACAAACATCAAAAACAACCTCGCCAAAAATATCCTCCCGTATCGTGCAATGTGCCAAACCCCGATGCGCATGCTCATGTGCAAATGAAACCCCGACACACGAAAATGAGTCAAATCAAATGCGGTCGTCTATCTTTTTGAACAGGTCGTTATTGTAGACCAAGCTGCCGGTGGGCTTGTACGATGCAATCGGTTTAAACTCGCCGGCCGGTTTTTTGGCCGCCGCGTTTGCCGCGGAAGCCGCGCCCTTCTTGTTGTACATCATCATGTTCATATCGTTCCCGGGTGTTCCATCGGCGGCGGCGGCGCCCGTTTCCGCATCCGCTTCCGACACGTAATTCCCAAACTTGTCTATGACCGTTCCCGTTTTCTTCTTGATTTCGGTGCGCACGTAATTGGGCACGTAGTGCTTCCACGAAATGAACAGCAAATTGGGGTGCGTGTACCGTGTCACAAAATCGTTTTCTTCCAGCTTGCTGATGATGTAGGTGATGCACGCGTTCTTGTCGTAGTTCGGCACCCCGATCAGCATCTCCGGAACCAAAAACCAGCAAAACTGTTGGCTGTTTTTTTGTCGTGCCGCCACCTTGATTTTTTCATGCACGCGAGTCAGAATCCGATTGAACGTGTACAGCTTTGCTAAATCCTCCTGTTTCTTTTGATCGTACAGGTCGTCCAAGTTCAATTTCTCAACGCTCTCGCGGTTTTCCTCGTTCCGGTTTGAAAAAATGTTGTCCATTATTTCGGCTTCCTATTATTTCTATCCATATATATTTATTAAATTCAAAATTAACACACAAACACACAAACACACAAACACACAATCAATTCCTCTATTATCAATTAAACAAACGGCGAGTGATAAATTCAACCATGGTAATCAAACACATTGTGATTTGCGGCGGCGGGCCGACGGGTCTGATGTCGTACGGCGCCGCAAGGCACTTGGCGCAGCAGGGGTTTTGGTCGCACGACGCCATTGAAACCATTTACGGCACGTCCATTGGGTCGCTGATCGGCGCCATGCTCTGCTTGAAGCACGAGTGGTCCACGCTGGACGACTACATCATTAAACGCCCGTGGGAAAAGGTGATTGTGGAGTCGCTGGAAATGTTTGAGCTGTTTTCGTGCAAGGGCATGGCCAAACTGAAACTGCTGGACGACATCATGCAACCGCTGCTGGAATCCAAGGATTTGGCGCTTGGCGTCACACTGCGTGAATTCTACGAGCATTCGCGCATTTCTCTCCATTTATTCACAGTGGAATTGAATGCGTTCAAACAAGTGCAGCTGTCGCACGCCACACACCCCGAACTGCCGCTGATGGACGCCATCAAAATGAGTTGCTGCATGCCCATGCTGTTTCAGCCGATTGTTCGCGACGGGTGCTGCTACATTGACGGCGGCCTCATCGTGAATTACCCGATGCGCGAGTGTTTAGAGGGCACGCAGTGCCAGGCGCACGAAGTGCTCGGGTTGCGCAACCGATGGAACAACCCCAACGAAGGCATCGGCATCCATTCGTCTTTGATAGAATACTTGCGCTTCATCAATTTGCAGCTGATTCGGCTCGTCAACACGCTGCACAATGCCCCCCCCGCGGCTAAAAGTGCGACAACCGAAGTGGCAACCAACGCAACCAACGCAACCAACGAAGTGGTGTGCCACGTGAAACCCGACATCACGCCGGCGGAATGGTTTTCCATCATGTCGGATGCCAGCCAACGTTTAGCGTGGATTGAGGACGGCGTTGCATTCGCAAAGGCATTTTTGAATGATGCAGATGAGAGAAAATAGAAGGAAAATACGCCCCCCCGGCACGAATTTCATGCGTTTTTCACAAATGTTTTAATTTCTCTCCATTTAATTATACAACAACCCAAATAACCAATGGATCGGATCATGAAGGGCGCCGATTGGCTGATGACCAATAAAAAATGGGTGGGATACGCATTTGTTGTGTTGTTTTTTGCGGTTCTTGCCCATCAACTGTATAACCGACACGTGAAATCAAGCAATGCGTTTTCGTATTACGAGGGCTACTCCAACGCGCCCGATTCTGGGGCGGCGGATCCCCCAGTTGCAACCATTCGGATGTTCAAGGTGGACTGGTGCCCGCACTGCAAGAAGGCGCAACCCGAGTTTCAAACCGTAATGGACAAATACAACGGCAAGGTGATCAACGGCCACAAATTGGAATTGGTGGTCGTGGACGGCGAGGACTCCAAGAACGAGTCACTGGTCAATGAATTCAAAGTTCAGGGGTATCCCACCGTCGTGCTCACAAAGGACGGCAAAAACATTGAATACGACGCCAAAGTGGACGAGCCCACCCTAGAAAAATTCATCCACACCATGGTTTAGGTGGGAGGGGAGGCTGCAGGTGATGCAGGCGATGCAGGTGATGCAATGCAGTTGTCCTCCTCGTCGGAAAACCAGTTCATGTAGCGCAACACATTGTAAATTGCCCGACTCACCAAGCTGACGGATCCATAACTGTTCATTGAACGATGTGTTATTTTATTACGTGTTATTTTATTATGTTTTAATTTATATAATGAAATAATGAAACACTCCCGCAAAATTAAGGTCAACATCAAACCCCCCACCGTGTTTGCGGACAAGGATTTTTTGTCGGGCGACGGGTTTTTGACCACGGTGTGGGGACCTCCCATGTGGCACTACTTGCACACCATGAGTTTTAACTACCCCGTGCATCCCACCGCAGCAGACAAGCGCAACTACCGCGCGTTCATCCTCGGGTTGCAGCACGTGCTGCCTTGCAAATACTGCCGCATCAACCTGAAAACCAACTTCAAAAATCACCCGCTGCGGGCGTGCCACTTGGCAAATCGCGATGCCTTTTCCAGATACGTCTACGAACTGCACGAAATTGTCAATAAATTATTAGGCAAAACGTCGGGACTGTCGTATTGCGACGTGCGCGAACGGTATGAGCACTTTCGAGCGCGCTGCACGGACGACCCGACCCCCCGCATGCTGAAGGCTGACCCGAAAAACAAAACCACCAAAAGGAAGGAAAAGGGATGCACGGAACCGCTTTACGGAATGCATTCCAAATGCGTGCTGAAAATCGTCCCGCAGAATGCGGCGGCCGAAACGATGTCCATTGACAAACAGTGCATCAAACGAAGGGGCATGAATATTACAACCCAAATTGGCTAAAGCTGCTTAGCACGGGCCGAGGCAGCACGTTGTCGTTGCCGCTGCTGTAATTCGGAACCTTCTTGCATTCAAATGCGGGCTCTGGGCAACGGGCGCACGGAGGGCATGGCGGGCATTTATTGCTGCCGCCACTAGAAGAAGAAGACGTGTCGCATTTCATTGCCGGGCAAACCGGGCAAACGGGAGGAACCATTTGGGATTTCAACATGTAAAGATCCTCTTGACCGGATGGAATCTGACTGGCGGGAATGCCTTGGCTGCTGCTGCCTTGGCTGCTGCTGCCTTGGCTGCTGCTGCTGCTGTAAGCCGCATATTTTGATGATGCGTCAGTTCCGTCGCTTCCCGACGCGGCCACCTTGTCCTTGCGATCGTTCGCCTTGTCCTGCTGTTTGGAATACTTATCATTGGCGGAATACAAATCGCCGTAACTGGAATACTTGTCGGAGTACTGACCCTTGCCCTTGTACGGATGCGTGTCCGACGGCATGTTGAACCCTTCTAAACCAGCGACCCCGCCGGTGCAAGTGCCGCCCAAAAAAGAACAAAACACGAGCGCCAAAAGCAGCATCACAAACAAATGCACGTTGGTTAGTTTCATGTTGAGAGATATTCGCAATATTATTAGTTGATATATAAAATAATAATATAATTATATTTGTAATTGTGTAATAAAATCAATAACTCGTCCGGCATCCAGCAATGGCAACCACGCCCATTGCAGTTAAAATTGCGGGCGCATTGGTATGCGCAGGCGTGATTGCCGCTGCAATACAGAATCGGCTCGTCGTCGTCGGCAAAGACCAAGGACAAGGGGCGCCAATCGTGTCCTCCCCCTTCAAAAACGTGTTTGACGACGAAGGCCGGCCGTTGAACGTGCTCCTGATTGCGGCTCCGTTTCGCACCGAGGAGGACGAACAAGCGTACGAGCAGTATCGGAGCCAGGGGCTCTCCTTTTGCGGCATATCCAGCTACATCAATTTCCCCGGCCACATTGAGAACCCGCACGAGGACCGCTTCCACGAGGAGCGCGGGCACGACTACCCGGCCATGGTGTCGGCGTGGCTGCACTGTTTTAGAGACCCGCCCACCAATTTGCAGCAGTCCGGGCTGCCGCTCATGCTGCTCGCCGAGTCGGATTTGAAGGACGCCGACGCGTACAAGCCCGACCCTTCCATCAAAAAAGAATACGACTTCATGTACGTGTGCCTGCAGGACAACGACAAGTGCGAGCCGGGGTGGCAGTCGTACAATCGGAACTGGGACCTGGCCAAGCAGTGCCTGGAAATCATGTGCGGCGAGTTCGGGCTGCGCGGCGTGCTCGTGGGGCGCACCAATTGCGAGTTCACGAAGAAGTGCAACGGCATCGTCACGGTCATCCCATTCCTGGAATACGACGCGTTCCAAAAAGAGATGCAGAAGTGCCGCTTCCTGTTTGTGCCGAACATTGCGGACGCCTCGCCGCGCGTCATCACGGAAGCCATGTGCTACGACATGCCCGTGCTCGTGAATCGCAACATCCTGGGCGGCTGGCACTACGTGGAGCCGGGCGTGTCGGGCGAGTTCTTCACGAGTAAGAATGACGTGAGG